CCATTAAGTAAATATCCATTACTTGAACCACTTCCATAATAAGCATGACCTGTAGTTTTAGTTGCAACTCTTACATTAATTAATACGGGACTACTTGAAGATCCATATTCTGCTGCAAAAGGTACTCCTATTTTAGAAGCTGGTAATGTGCAAAATACATCTTTTGTACCTGAAGCAAAATCAACTACTGCATCACTATTAGAACTTGAAATAATCTGTGTTCTAGCTAAAGTAGTTGAACCAGCATTTAAAGTACCTACTCCAACTTCCCATTCATTTTGAGTTTGATGAGCAATAGAATAATAAGTAGTATTATTTCCACCTATTCCTGCACTAAAAGCTTCAAAACCAGTAACTGCTCCACCTAATGTAATTGTTCCGGTACCACTAGTAGTGGTAATTTCTTTTACTCTATCATTTATAATAAATGGCATTTATTGTATTCTAATTAATCCATCAGTTGCATTTGGTGTTGGTATTTGAACTTCAAATGTTCCATTAGAAGATGATTTTACTGAATTAAAATCTAATACACATATTGCTGCATTAGCTAGTGAGTTATTATAAATAACTGCTGCTTGCGCAGAAATAGTTGCGCTAGTAAAAGTTACGTTATCACAATCAAAAATTGCAGTATTACCTACAACAGAAATTCCTACATTAGTTAAAGTTTTACCTCCAGCAGTGTAAGTTCCTGAATTAGGTACTTCATTAGTAGCACTGTATGCTGTAGTCGTTTGTGATAGTGTTGCACTTGATGTATATAACGCCATTTTAAGAGTATTTGCTTCTAAATTAGAAGCAGTATTCATTAAATCAGCTTTAAATACAGTGCATATTGCTTGATTTATTGCCATAGTATTTAGCCCTCCTTTATTGGCCGCCTGTTAATGTATCCGTGCCAGCAGGACTAGCAGGGAATTTATAATCAGTTCTTCTTCGTCTCCTAGCCTCATTATTAAGGGTAGCGACTGACTCCGTAACTTTAGATTTATATATACTATAATCCTCTAAACTTTTAGTAAAAACTGCTGCTTCTGATAAACAAGCATACAATAACAAATCTGATACATTATCAGTTAAATAATTAGTAGGATTGCTAGCAGATAAATCAGCAATATTTTGTACATATTCCATATATACAGTGTAATTTGAAACGGGAGTAGGTGCTATTAAAACATTTCCATCATTATAATTAGCGAAATATCTTGGGTCTCCAGTAAGAGATGGATTAGGCCAATATTCTCTTATAAATTCATCTGTTTGAATTTGCATCATAATTCTTTCACTACTAGCATTCGTGTACTGTAAACTTTTAACTATTAAAGTATTAGCTGGAGTAGTCAAAAATTGAGTGCCTGTATTAAACGTGCTAAATGCATGAAACGTTAATTGCTCTGGATCAATTAATCTTACTAATTCTTGTTGAGCATTAGTAATAAAAGTATCTAATTGTGAAGTAAAATCAGACCCTGTATTTTGAGCCCAAGTTTGAATATTACTTTTTAATGTTGTATAATTAGTTGCCATTGTCCTCTATCTTATCTTGTTCTGCAAATTTATGCGAGACATTTCCTTTAAAAGAATATGTTCCATAATGTGTTAATGAACTCGCTACATCTGCATATATTTTTCCTCCTATTTTTTGCCATAAACGACAAAAAGCATAATCTTCACTTAAATATCTATTACTTAATGGATCAATCATAGTATCAAAAAAAGCATAACAATTATCACTTGCATATAATTTTCCGTTTAACATCTGATCTGATGTATATTTCAATTCAGGATATGCTTCTATCATTTTTAATATCGCTTCTCTTTTTATCATCATAAAACCAGTAGCTGCATCTAAAACTTCTACAAATCCACCTTGATACATAGGTATGTTATGTGGGTCTTTAAAATTTAAATTATAACCTAATAGTTTTTGTTCTAAATTTTCTAAATCATTTGGAGCAGATTTAACATACTTTTCTACATGTTGCCACTCTAAACCTTTTCTTGGATATATAGCAGCTACTACTTCTTCATCTACAGATAACATTCTAGTAATAGTTTCGGCTTGCCAAGCTATATCAGCATCGATAAATAATAAATGAGTTAGATTTTCTTGATTTAAAAATTGAGAAACTATGGTATTTCTAGCTCTAGTTATTAAGCTTTCATTTCCCATTGAATTTAAATGAAGTTTATATCCTTCTTTTTCAGCTTCTTTTTGAGTTCTTAAAAAAGAGTGCATATAAGCTTCGTGTAATAAACCACCATAACATGGTGTTCCTATCATTACTACTGCTTTTTTAAAATCATATACTTCGTCAGCTAATGACAACTGTGACGTTTCCGATGTTTGCATTTATTGATTCTCCTGTAGACATTGGGAATGAGATACCTGTAGCACCAAATGTGCCCGGGAAAACATTCGTTATTTGATTAGGTACTCCTGTGGGATCAGGAATTGGACCTGTAAACATATTTACTGGTGGTCGAGGATTTTTTAAAGCTGTCGCATCAGTATATACAATTGGATCAAGTTGAGGTTGTTTTTCTTCCCACTCTGACGTATGAACTAACGCCCCTGTCCATTCCTTAACCATTTCATTGTAAGGAAATTGTAAACCGCTTCTGTCAGATATAGCTTTTGCATATCTACCACTAGCAAATTTTTGTGTTGGAGCTTTACCTCCTTTTTTAGTAGAAGTTGACGCCATAATTTGGAACTATATTTACTGATGCATTTAAATCTGAATCTCTAGCTCTTTTAAAACATTCTTCATACATTTGTTTTAACATTAATGTTCTATTAGGGTCAACTCCGGGACGTTTTAAACTCATATAATAAGCTAGTCCCGCAGTCATAGCTTCATAAAATCTTGATGGTACTTCAAATGTTTGTTCAGTTCCATTCACTGTAGAAGCTGTAACATCATCTATTTTTTTTAATCTCCAATAAGTAATAACATCAGTATTATTTTCAGGAGCTGGATAAACATATAAAATTGGATCAATATCTTTTTGTAAATAATATTGACTAGGTCTACCTTGCTCTGTTTTATTAGGATAAACGTTATAATCTGTAAGAGAAATTTCATTCATTCCAAAATCTGTGGAATCTCGTGTGATATAGACGTCAACTAGCCCAATAGTGCTTGATCCTAACGAGTATGTAACGTCACCAGTAACCATTGTTACAGTTTGTTTATCTAATGTCCATTGATTAAGACCTCTGTTAGCCCAATCACTAAACATTAAATTTAAACTTCTTCGAGCTGACTTTACATCATACCCTAAAATTGGTGAACCACCAATTCTATCTAAAGCTTCAACAATACAATCATTAACTGATAAGCTAAATGCAGTTGTTCCTGAAATAGCCATTTTAGCCGTAAATAATTGATGCTGCGTTACAGTTAGTTAAATCTGCAAATATTCCCGTTTTAAATAATATACCATCGTCAGATATATATTCTTGATACATATCTCCCGCTGCTGCTCCCCAAATTATATGATATACTAAAGTACCCGATGCACTTGTCCCGTCATATAATTTTATTTGAGCAGTTGCTGCAGAATCACATCTTCCAGTTACACCTTTTAAACGTGACCTTCCAATAAATGTTCCTGCTCCAGCGTGGTTATTTTGAAAACGTCCATCTGCAACTAAAGTTGCTTGTTTAACGTCTGAAATCATACTTATCTCCTATTTACTGTTTTTGGAAAATTATCACCGTATAAAGCTTTCATTAAACTTCCTTGATTCTCTCCCATTTTTTTCATATTACCTGATTGTATATCATTTAAGCTTGCAAATAAAGGACTGTTTCTACTTTCCATAGGCCTTATTTTAACTGAACTTAAATCATATGGATTTCCTCCTAAAGAAGCTTTAGCTCCTCTAATTATTTCATTTGATTGATCTTCTGTAGCTTTTTGTGAAGCTTGTAACATTTTTTTAAAAGTATCTTTACGAAGTTTTTTATCATTTGTTCTTTGAGCTATCATATCATTTTCTGACATTTCATTTCCAGGAACAGATTGATCAGGCGTGCTTCTATTAAAAATAGCGTCTATTAAAGTTGAAATTTTTGAAAATCTTTGTTTTGCCATATTATAAAAAGGAGGGCCGAAGCCCTCCAAAATTAATTATTTAGCACTTCCGTCAGTACCATTTGTAAAGTCCCAACTGAAATAGTAAAGTCTAAAAGCAATATTACCGCCTGTTGGTGCAGAGTTACCTACTCCACCAGTAATAATAACTGGATCATTACTAGATGTAGTTCCATTAGCTGGTAAGATTGTAGCTAAGTCATTTCCTGCTGTAGCATCTCCAAATTTAATAATACCATCACCGTCAGCATCTCCATTTGCAACTAATCCATCTACATCAAATTCAAGAGAATCGTTTGCATTTACAAAACCTAAATTGAATGTAGGGTTAGTTCCACCCGTTGCAGCTCCATCTACTTCAAGACGATATACTACCGAGTTAGGTGGTAAAATTAATTTACCTGTTTTTTCTGATCCAAATATCCATTTTTGAACTTCAGTTCCAGCTGCCGCTGTTGGATCTGGAATATATCCCCATGCTACAAGAGCTGTTGCTCCTGCAAATTCAGGGTTAGTTTGTTTTTGTGCGTTACCAACTCTCACTGGTCCGCTAAAAGTAGTTCTTCCCATTGTCTACCTCCTTATTAGTAGTTGTTTAAATCTTTGGGATAAAAAGGGCGAAACCATTTCGCCCCTTTATAAATTATTAGTCTATGCGCCCGGAGTTCCGAAACAACCTCTCCAGTCAGTGAAACCGAATGAGTATCTTTCAGAAACTTTGTAACGCAAGTTACCTGATTCAAAATCACCTTCGACAGCTTTTTTCATAGCACGTCTTACAAAGTGTTTTAGTCCATCAGGTACATCAGTAATCATGAAGTACGCATCAGGGTCAGTTAATCTTTGGTTAACTGCAACACCTTGAGGGATCATTCCCATATTTTTCATTGCGTTGACGTCATTGTCAGCAGTACCTGGTCTTAGGTTACTTGCAACAATTCTTTCAGCTACGAACATTATTTCAGGTGGAACCACTAGCTTCATGCCCTGAGCTGCAATAGGAATTCCCCTATCATCTTTCATCTCAGAAATGAGAATTAACATTGCTTCAAGAGAAGTTTCTGTTAAGTCTGCATTAGTTGCTAGTTGGTTTGAACCTGTACCACCGCCACCAAGAGGGTGATCAGTTGCTATTAACGTTTTTCCATCTCCACCAAATACTGGTGTTGTTGAGGTTGAGAAACCGTTATTAAGAACGTTCATACCTTTTATTTCTTTAGTATGTTGCATAGAACGAGCAAGTGCTTTCGCATATTTTGCCCCTAATGATCCATAAAGCCCATCTTCCTCTGCTTCTTCAGTAATTGCAAAAGCAAGTGCGATAGTTTCATGAACGTATCTTGCAACGATACCTTCAGCACCACTATCATAAGAGATAGCTGCGCCTTCAGCTTTAACCGGAGCTGCTCCGAATCCATACATCTGAACATCTTCTTCAAATGCTTTTTTGGATGACTCTGTGCTAAATACTTGTCTCCACTGTTCTGGGTACATATCGTATTCCATACCAAAAATAGTGTTTAGACCGAGGTTTAGCTGTTTTGTAAATAATGATCTATTTAATGCCATGCTATACCCCTATATTCCTGCATTCTGAGTACCGAACAAGTGATTGTTAATTACAACCTCTATTTTAGCGTCTGCCGCCGTTTCGTTACCAGGTATCGCTTCAACTCTTAGAATTCTTAACACTTTTGCAGTAGTAGCTAAAGTAGCCATATCTGCTTCATGTCTTGAATGAAAGTAAGGAGTTGTCGATGCTGTTAATAACACATTGCAAAGTTCTCCAACATTTGCTTGTGTAAAGGCCCCATTGCCTGCTTGTACTGAAAAAGTAATGTTTGGATCGTCATAAACATATGCTTTAGGAGTAGTTCCAGCTTTCACTGTAGAACCGCCCTTCCAACGTTTAACGAACTCAACATTACCTGTTGCGTCATCAATGTACTCAACGCCATAAAAAATTCCAATAGCATTCTTGTTATTGGCAAAACCATCAAGCTGACCAGATGCATCCATAGTGACTATGTCACCATAAGAAAAAGTATCTGCCTGCGAGTTGGCAATTTGATATTCGTTGGCACGGATAACGCCACCCGTAAGGTGTCTTAGTGGTGTAAAACCACTAGGTGCGTTTGTATTAGCCATAATATTTCCTTTTTAGCTATGCCACGTTATTATTCTTTGATTCCACCTCTAGTAATACTGGTTTTATGGTCTCGGTGAATTGGATTTCCAGGGGACTCAGCTCTATGTAAGTCACTTTTAACACTTTCCATCTGAGCATCTGTTTTGTTCTGATAGTAAGCATTTCGCTGGTTAACCATTTCTTCTGGCATTTCGCACAGTACCATACCTTCGATTCCTATAAACCCTGCATATTGCCCGTGTTCAATTGTTGGCGCATGAAAACCTTTCATAGTATCAGGCCTTCTTGGCTCCCAACCTTCACGTCGGCGTTTTGCCCAGTTAGTAGGATTATCTACCCCAAGTATTTTAGTTGCAACCCATCTCTGCTTGTAGCCAGGCCTAGCTGGAGGTGCTTCTAGTAAAGAGGGTGGTTTCCACTCTTTGATTCGTGTACTCTCATCACGTGTTTCTCTCTCTATTTTTAGAGAAGTGCTTTTTTCTTTTGTCATAATCAGGCTCCTATGTTCCCGTGTTGAGATTTGCAAGTTCTTTTGCGTATCTCTTTAGTGCGGATGGATCATTAATATCAATACCGAACGTAACAGCGTTCTGTAAATCATCAGACGTCAATCTTACACTTTTAGCGGTTCCTTGATTTGCTCGAGAAACACCGGCTACAGGTGATTGCACTCTTGGTTTATTTTCTACATCTTTTTGTTCACTTTGAACAGCACTTTCTGGCGGTTTAACAAGTTCTGGGTATAATTTGCTCATTCTTTTATCCATTTCTTCATAATAATCAGCATCAGCGACATCATATCCTTCTTCTGTTAAATCTGCATCGATTCCAAATGCTGTTTGAGTTGCTGCTCTATTCCCAGGTTTATTCCACCAATGAGAATTATTTTGAATCCAAGCTCTAGCCATTTCTGGAACAACGGGAGCTTGTGTTTTAACTTCAGGAGAAGGTTTTTGAACGTTTTGAATTTTACCTCTTACGTCTGCCATTTCATCCATTAGTTTTACTTGCTTTTCAGTATCTCCACCTTCAATAGCTTCTTTTAAATTTTTTGAAACTGTTTGATATTGATTTTCAAGAGTATTTTTATCTTGAGTATGAGCAGCATTTTCTAATTTAGCTAACCTTTCTTCAAGTAATCGTGTTTTATCTTCTTCTGCTTTTCGTTTTGAAACTTCTTTAGCAATTCGAGTTTTTACACGAGCACTATAAGGCTCTTTTTTTATTTCCTCTAATTCACTTTTTAAAGATTCAACTGTTTTGTTTAAATCTTCTGGTTCGGTGGATTGTTGAGGTTTTTCTTCTTGATTAATTTCAAGAGGACTATTATCTTTTAATTTATCAACTTCGTCTTCAAGTATTTTTACCTCGATTTCATTATCGGGGGTAATATCTTTTATATCGTCTGTCATAGTTTTTCTCCCTATGTATTGTCGCAATTAATGCGTATTAAAGATTTTGAGTTATTGCATCTGGATTTGGTAATACAGCCAATACCTCATCATCGTTGAGCAAAAGCAACTTAACGCCTTTAACGTCAATTTTTGATCCTGCGTATCTACTATATACAATATGGTCTCCTGTTGTACACCAGTTTGTGTCTCTATTATTATAACACTCACTACCCATAGCAATTATTCTACCTTTAGAATTTAAGTATTGCTGTTCTTGTATATTTTTGTCAGTTAAAATAATCCCACCTTTTGATTTTTTTATCATTGCAGCAGGGCGAACTAAAATTCTCCAACCACAAGGTTTCGGTAAATCTTTACTAGTAGGATCGGCTATGTCATCGTCAGTAAACCATTCTTCGTTTCTAATCATCCGTATCATCTCCTTGAATATAACGTTTTTCCATTTCTAAACAAATATCTGAAGCTTTATCTAAACCCTCAGCTATTCCTTTTGCTTTCTGATACGCCTCAAACGTATCAAAACCCGGTGCTAGTGATTTACTAGCTAATTCTTTTTTATACTTCTTTATTTCTTGTAGTAT